CTCATGATCGCTTAGGTCGTATACATTTCCACCGCACTGCAGCTAATTTTGCTACATTGCGTCAGCTTGGGCGTAAGTTGTATGAACGTCAATCGTTTATCAAGTTCGAAGTGGCCCCGTATGAAGGAGGCCCCGATGGTAAACAGCCTGTGACATCAGATCCTCGACTTATTCAAGGCGCTGATGAGATGTGGCAAACATTGTATGGCCCGTACATCATTGCTCTCTCGTCCGTGTTTAAGCGTATATTCGCTATGTCGAGTCCTGTTTTCTTTGCTAGTGGCATTTGTGATTCTAAGATGGGATGTTGGTTCCAACAATGTGTGGAATTAGGCCGCACCGAATTCGTTGAGGTGGATTGCTCACGATGGGATGCAACCATTACTTTACCCGCGTTGGTTCAATTGTTCCATTTGTTAGGCGATTTTGGCATGCCTCAGCAGCTTGTCGATTTTGCCATTAGTGCCGCAGAGCACAGTCCAGGTTTCGTTCGTCAATTTCAAGTGAGGTATGGAGTCGTGGGGACCGTTAAATCGGGCGATCCTTTTACGACTTTGGGCAACACGATTATGAACTTTGCTGCCATGTTTTACGTCTATGATAAACTCCATGTGCCTTATGATCACATTTCGATGGAGGCTCTTGGAGATGACGCGCTGGTTGCCATGGATGATCGTTATATTGATCCTAGTGGCGCTGGCACAATCGTGGCGGCATACCGTGAGCTCGGTTTACGGGCGAAGGTGAAGTTGTACCCTAATGTACCCACTTTTTGCTCTAAGATTTATTGGCCATGTTGGCGTCAGGTTCCTGGTAATCAAGCCTTCCATTCCTTTGTTTTGGGACCCATGCCACATCGGTTTTATGGAAAAGTCGGCTGGAGCGTTTGCAATCCGACAGATGAGAAGTTCGTGCGCGGCGTCCTTGCCGGCACGGGTATTTCCCAAATGCCCCAGGCATCGGTTGTTCCTATCGTTCGTGCGATGGTTGAGCATCTTTGCGCATATTCCGACGAACCCATTATTGATCCGAGCCACGATGAATCGTGGCGTGATGAGACACTATCGGAGAACGATGTAATAGTGCCGTGTACGGAGCGCGCCTTTAATGTGGCTGCTGCTTTTTACGGCCTATCCGTTAGGGAATTGCATCGGTTGGAAGAGTATGAGTGGTCTCACCGCCAGGTCGTGCTGGAGGCCCTATGGGCCCCAGCGCTGTTCTAATCGTGTTGGTCGCCCGGGGGAGTTGCCTTAACTCGGATAAGGTATGCCACGTAAGTTGCGTTCTACTAAGAGTCGTCGTCGCGTTGTTCTTCGTCGTAGCCGTAAGCTAACTCGTCGAACGAGTATGCGGCCTAGTTATGGCCCCACAGGTTCTGGTGACCATTACGAAGTCGCGCCCATGGCTGTGAGTGCCCAATTGAGCAATCGGCCGGCCCGGATGTTCGCGTCCGGTGTTGGTAACACAATCGTCTCGCATCGCGAGATGATTGACACGTTTGCAATTGGGTCTAACCCATACGTTGTTGAAGCGGCCTATCCCATCAACGCGGGTGATCCCAACACCTTTCCTTGGCTGTCGGGCATTGCCATGCACTACGAAAAGTATCGGTTCCGTCAGCTTCGCTTTTTCTGGTCGCCATCCTGCCCATCTACTGCTGTTGGAACAGTAGCTTTGGTTTTGGATTCAGACGCTGCAGATCCTCAACCTTCTACGCTTGTTGAAGCGTTTTCCCATGAAGGCAGTGTCTCTGGCGCACCATGGAACTCTATCGCTTTCGTCGCCACAGCACCGATGCTCTCGCCTATTCGCTATACCGCCTCAGCCCTTGTCCCCAATACGGACATTAAGACGTATGATCTGGGCACGTTGTACCTCATCTCGTCTAGTGCTGCGGTTGGCGTTGGCCAAGCTACAGGCTTACTGTGGGTTGAGTATGTTGTTGAGCTCATTACTCCACAGATCCAACAGAACGAAGATTTCGCCATGTTTGGTGTCCTTCCAACGGCGACACGTCCGCTGGGTACAGCAGGCGCCATCAAAGATCCATCCTCCGGTTTGGATGGTGTAGATGTTATTCCTGGTTCATCCGGTAACAATATCCTCATCCTCACCAAGCCTGGTGACTACTACATCGACTTTACCAATACCACGCCGTACACGACGTTGTCGGCAGGTGGCATTGCTGGTTACACCGGCACGACCCTAGATGGCCGTTCTGTGACCGGCGGTACGGCAGTCGATTCGCAGGTTGTCATCAACACAGCCCAAACTGAGGGCCATATGGGCTTTTGGGTCAAGGTCACCGCTGTTGCCCTACTGGCAGGCGTGGCAGG